CCTGCGTTCTGCAAATCAGACTCCCAGCTGGTCCACGTTGACGGCTTACTCAAATCAACGGTATCCCACTCAATAGCACTCGGCTCCAGAGAAGCTACAATGACATAGGCATCAAGCTTCCTGTCTCGATCAATGACCGCTTCTTTATAGTTAGGGTCATCGAAGTCGTACTTTGCACCGTCCTTGGTCAGCATCTTCTGTGGAAGAGGCTCAGGACAGAGTTTATTAAACTCGTTGAAGTCCTTTAGACCCCTTGCTCGGAAGACAATCTGCTTATCGCCTCGCGGCAATACTAAGACCTCTTCATTAGGTAATTCAGTAGGATCAATTCCGCCAATTCTCATAACATCCCTTTCTTAAAAGGTAAGCCTCTTAGGTCTCGCACATTACCCGCGAGTAATGACGGGCTCGGTCGCATTGCACTTGCCGCTAACCGAGATCGTCGCGTCTTTGAACGTGTAGTCACGCTTCTCACACCGGAAGTCAGGGAACAAGTAGGTTGCGGTTTCTGAGCTACCACACGGTCGCGCATCCACAAGTTCCAGATCAACGGCGTAAGGCTCACACAGGTCTGACGCAGACGACACCCACTCCGAGGCAGCGCCTTGTCGCTTGATAGCCTCGATGGGAGTAATAACCTCACCAGTCCCCGAACGAATCTGCTCGAACGTGAACTCCGTGGAAATTTCCATCGGTTGATCGTCACCCTTCACGACGGTGTCGAGATTCCCTCTGTCCAGCAGATACTCGTACTCATCCGCTTCCGTGTACTTGAAATCCCCGTCGCCAATCGTGATCTCGATTCGCTGACACTGGAAAGTCAAAGCCGCTCCAGCCGCATAGGTTCCAGCGCCAAGAGCAGGCGTAAACGTGATCTCAGTCGTCGGGCCCTCATCAACCGGAGTACGCGCTGTAACGGTATGTACCGTATCTTCGGCTGTTTCGCCAGCAATCGTAAAGCGAGCACCCACCGGGATCAGATCAGTGTCGTCTGTGTTCAGCACAGTGCTTTCGACCGCCAGCGAGACTTATGACTCTGCCGGATCAGCACCAGCCCCACCGTCAACCGTCTCGGCAACTGTTACTTCCTCGCCACCTTCACCTGTAATCAACGCGTCGTCAATCACCATGATTTCGAGACTTGTAGCCGCAAGGTCGCCGATAAACTCGACAACATACGAGACACCCGCTGTGCCAGTTACACTGACGTTGTCTTCGCCAACGGTTGTCAAGCCTTCGAGAGCCGACTGAAGTTGAGCGAGCGTGATGTCAAACGCCAGTGGAGCAGTCTCTTCACTGTCATACGTGACTGTGAAAGTTCCACCGGTAGCATCCGTCACGGTGATGGTTTGCTTTTCGTTCGTTTTCTTAGCCGCTTGGCTAGAACCCGCCAAACCGTCCTTGATGTAAATCGTACTATTCCGAAGATCAATCCGCGCCATGTTATCTCTCCAAACTAAAGGTTATGTTGTTAGCTCCATCGTGTAACTGGCTTGCACTTCGGTGTGTTTGATCTTATCAACCCTGTCCACTTGACCGAAGTGAGTTACCTGTACACTCTTCCCAGGGCTCAGACGAAGGCATCCAACGTGTACGAGTGTGGATGGCAATCCGGTATAATCCCCTGGTTTGTTACCGTAGTTGTACACACTAATCGTCTGACCGAGAGCCTCTTGATAGAGCCCCGCGAGATTCAGTACGTCAAAAGCATTCTTGGCGTCGTTTCCGTAGCGACTTACAAGCAGCACGTTAGCATCAACAAAAAGTCGATAGAAGTCCTTACTAACCGGCTGGCAGTACGGCCCTGTGATTCGGATTTCAACGCGATCCGCAGCCTGCATCAGACTGCTTGTCCGCTCGTCAAAGCCCTCAATCAAGACGGGGACTTTCACTTGCGTTGCTACTTTCTTCAGGTGCTCACCAAGCGAAGCAAACACCCATCGGGCCCAGTTAGGATTCACTGCCAATTTGTGACTCCGCATTCAAAGTGTGACCGACGCTTACTTTCACGGTCTGTTGGGGGACTTCCCCTTTCAACTCTCGACCGGTAATAAACCAAAACGAAGCTTTGAGATCAAAGTCCTTAATCTGGTACTTTCTATTCTGGTACACTAACCAATCATCTGACCCCGAAATCTGCAAGTCAGGTGCATCTTTTCGGTCTACAAGGAACTGACAAACTCCAATATCGTGTGATCCCCCAGCCACATACTCACTGCAAAGTGTTGCAATTGCAGGAAGTTTGTTTCTGGAAAATTGTGCCGGTAGTGCTATGGCGCGTTTAACTCGCGTGACATTGGTTAAGACGATCTTTTCACCTGTTAAGATGCTCGTAGTGCAACTCCGCAATGTATAAATGTCGAGAGGCTCACCGTAGTCTCGCTTCAGTTTATACAAAGTTAACGGAGCTAACCGTTCAAAGTGTGTCATCGTTTGTCAACCGTTCAAGTAGGTCTCGCTGATCGTCCTTGAGTGCAGCAGTGCATTTACCAAGAACCTTCTCCAAGCGTTGCATAATCAGATTGTTCTGAGCGATCACTTCCACATTTTGCTTTAATAGCGGAAGAATCAACTCCTTCTGCTCCTTCTCTAGCACCTCGACTCGATCTTGCAAGCGCACTTCACGCCTCCAATCCTTCCATAGAAAGAACGCTAGAATGAGGATTGAAGGACCAAGCACTGGTCCCCAGTCCTTGAGAAAGCTGATTCCTTGAATCAAGTCCATTTGTTGCCTCCTAGTAAAAAGCCTCTCACCCCTGGAAACCCAGGGGTGAGAAGACTATAACTTAGCCAAGCAACTGGACCGCCAAGTCCGAGTCCAAGACCGCGACACCGGCAAGCATGTCAATGGCGACCTTACGGCCTTCATTGATGACATCCTGCCACGCGATGCGGACGCTCAAGCCGTTCGCAGAGGCAACCTGACAAACCATGCCAGCACCACTGACTGTCACCAACGGACGAGTCACCAACGCCAGGGCGTTACGGTGCATTCCGATGTTGAACGAGCCATAAGGACCGGGGAACGCAGCGTCATCCGCAGTCACCCCAATTTCCAAAGGACGGTCCAAGAGGACAGTTGACGTAGTCACGGACGTGGCTTCTGCCTCGATCACGGTGTAGGTCCGACGATTAGCGCCGGTTCCGAACGCCAGGAGTTGCCCCACTTGGATGTTCTTACCTGACGTGTGGCTCTTGAGAACAATGTCCTCACTATAGCCAGCGGCGTAGGTCGCATTTGCAGCACACTTCATGTAGTGTGTCACAACGGCATTGTCCAGGACGGCATACTTCAGGGCCTCGTTCAAAATCATCGCACCCGTGGAGGCGTCAGTCAAGTACGTCGGCTGATCGTTACCAGCAATGTTCACGAACTCACCTACGTAGGCAGTTCCAGCGATCTCCAAAGTGCTCGCGTACTCAGCCGCGTGCGGTTCAGTGATCGAAAGAAGCTCGATGTCGGCACCGGTCATCACGCTGCTGACGTTCTGAGCCATGTACGTATCAAAGCCGAGCACTGTGCCGAGCTTAGCCGTAGCCAGAGCCATTCCGCCGTCGCCGCGCTCGTTCGCCTTAACGAACTTGTCGCACTGCAACATCTGCGCCTTTGCGCTCGGAGCGAGCAACAGGTTACGCCCGTCTTCGGGCACCTTATTCTCGTTCATGATCTTGTCGAGCTCAACGCAGTAACCATACACGTTGTCCGAAGCCAACGCGGCCAAACGACCAGCTCTCTTAGCTGCCGTACTGGTGAAAGCGTTCGCTGCGCGACCCAAGAGTGCCCGATCAATACCTCGTGCCATCACCTTTACGCGAGGCACAAGATAGGTATCAACCAAGTTCTTGAACGACAGGCTCATTTCGCCCGGTTTGATCGTAAACGTCTGGTTGAACCACTGGTTCAACGTGACGGGGACGTCCGTCGAGGTGGTGCTCTGGTTCAAAGTCGAAGCCGTAGTGTCGTCAGTCCGACGCTTGATCTTCGACTCAGCGGGCTTGCGAGTGTGAACAACATCACCGAACTCTTTGACGTTGTCCTCAAAGTCACGGTGGACCAAATTGGCCACAACCATGTTCTCAGTCAAGAGAGCCAAAGTCTCGTTGGCCCACAGTTCCGGGATAAAACAGTCGTTGCCCGAGTCGCCAACAATGTCATAGCAGGCCAACTGTACGGGCGATTTCAGCATTTCCAACATTTCAAGTCTCCAAGTTAAGGTTTCTGGATTACAGCCCCAGCAGTGCTGGGTTCTCCTTTCGGAGTTTTTGGTACTGAGCCGGTGTCAGTTTCGTGACATCAACCTTTCCACTGCCCGACCCTGAGTCGGTATTGCTATTTCCACCAACCCCTGAAACAACGTTCGCTTTGAAGAGATTGCCGTAGAGACTTTTTAGCTCTCGCATCCGCTTCACAGCAGCATCAGGGTCAAGTTTTGTGACGACTGGCTTGTCCTCAACAAGATCATCCAGGTCCACTACAACTTTGAACTCTCCGGTCTCCTTACCATCCACAACCAACGGTTCCACGTTGGTCTTTGGTCTCAGCAAATTGACGAGTTGCTGTGCGCTATAAGCGTCGTGCGTCACCGCTGCATCCATCAATTGCCGTTTAATCGAAGACTCCTTGTACCGATTCGCCCACACTTGAGCGCTCTCTTCCGCAGTTTTCAACTTTGCGGTCAAGTCGTCTTCGACCTGCTTCTTCTGCTTCAGCAGCATTTCTTTTTCAGAGTGAAGTTTGCCTTCAACGTCTTGCAAGGCTGTTTGCAGCTGATCGCGTTCTTGGGCGGTCAAATTTTGATTCGCCAGGAGTTCGTTATACATCCGCTCTCGCTTCTGTAATTCGACCCTCATCTGTTCTTTGTATTTCTTTTCGTTCTTCCGGCGATCCTCTGCCAGATAACGATTGATTTGCTCCTGCGTGAACGTTGTAGCTGAGCTATTGCCGCCGTCACCGCCAACGCCGTCGCCGCCAACGCCGTCGCCGCCAACGCCGTCGCCGCCAACGCCGCCTGTGTTGCCACCAGTGCCACCAGTGTTGCCATCTCCTCCATCTCCACCGTCGTCGTCGTAACACGCCAATTGAATCGCAGCTCGCAACAAGTCGTAATCAAGCATCCCACACACCCTTTCTAAGAAAGTCTCCCGGCATGAGCCGGTATCAAGAAACACGTAGTAAATGTAATTCGTTGTTGTCCCGAAGAAACGGCTTGAGTAGAATCCATGCCTTCATACTCGGGACACCGTTTCGATAGTGTTCCAGAGCTGATTTATCCTCGAAGTAATTAGTGCCTATCGACGCAAATTTGTGACCAGAGATAGCCAAGGCTTCTAGCTCAAGTTCGGGGTCTTTGCCGTCCAAGAGGCTATAAGCAATCTCGTAACACGCAATCTCAATTGGTTCTGGCACCTCGGTGTCAGTGTCACGCGGAAACTGGAGTGCTTGTGTCTGGTCGGCAGTCTGTATCTCTGCATCCGTCGCCAAAGATGAAGCAGTCAAGAGAGCATAAACAGGTGCTTTATGCCCTTTATACGTCAACTGGTCGATAATCCGAGTTGCCTCAAGCAGGGCTTTCGGCTTATCAAGAACAGACGCATCACTCCAGACACTAGAGTGCAACCTACTTTCAAAGTAAGCGTCCGCTTCAGCGACCGATCCGTATATTGCCATCTTCCGAACACCTTTTCTTTAGGACGCGATCCAGGAGTAAGAACAGCCTTCCGAACTCTGCGTAACAACGCTACTCACGGTGCCGTCTGCGTCACCCTTGATCGTCTCCGTCACATTGACAGACCCGGCATTACCTTTATGCGTCTCAACAACACCGACCGTCAAGTCATTGCCTGGAGTTGTCTCAGTCACTTCAATTGTCAGGGCGTTGCCAGGGGTCGTCTCAGTCACTTCAATTGTCAGGGCGTTGCCAGGAGTTGTCTCAACAACACCAACCGTCAATTCATGTCCAGGAGTTGTCTCAACAACACCAACCGTCAATTCATTGCCTGGGGTCGTCTCTTCGATATCAATGGTAAAAGCAGAGCCTTTAACTGTCTCAACAATCGAAATAGTCGCAGGGTCGCCCGTAAGATTCGTGTCATCACTTGTCAAAGCAGTCACGTCCGTGTCGCCCAAAGAGCCCGTGAACTCAACAACCCACTCAGGAGAAACGCCGGATACACTCACATCACCGTTACCTACGTTACTCAAACCTTCAAGGGCGTCCTGAACTTCTTCAGCAGTAGCATCATAGTCAATTTCAGCTGTTGTTTTG